AAATGAATGCCATCTTAAACTTATGAATAAACTAAATACAGAAAATTCTTTTTTAGATATTATAAAAAATGGATTACATAATAATCTAAACAAAACGACAAAAAAAATATTCTAATGTTAATAGAAGATAAATTCTTTTTTATATCATTACCAAGATCGGCTTCTACATCTTTTATGGCAAGTTGTATAAAACAAAATTTAAAAATAAGACATGCCAGAGAAAATGTAGATATTGAAAATCAGTTAAAATTTAGGAAAAAGAAAATAGAAGATATAAATTATGAAACCTTTGCAAATGAGTTTAACCATGCACACGAACCATTAAATGTTTTGATAGAAAAATTTGGGGATAAATACGATATAATATCCGTCAGAAGAAATAAACATGAAAGATTCGTATCATTATGGAAACACATACTTCATGAAATGGACTTAAAAGAAACTCGTGAGGTTTTTAATATTTGTGCAAAGTTGTCTTTGGATGAAATATTGTTTTACGATAGTGCAGATTTAATAGATAATGATTCGGTAGCAAATACGATAGATACTTTTATAGAAAAGTATCATTTACACGGAATAAGTGAGTACGGTAAAAATATGATTTCAATATTAATAAAACCATATTCCGATTATCATCATCATAATAAAAATATAATATGGTTTGAATTCAATGAATTATATAAGTTGGAAGAATGGGTTTCCAACAAATTAAATATTGATTTTAAATTACTAAAAATAAACTCAAGCAAACATTACAATAGTAAACTCATCTTAAACGATGAATTTAAAGAAAAATATGATTCTATATATGAAATATTTGATGAGATAAAAGTTAAAAAAACTATAATATAAAGTTATGAAAAAAGTAGAACTATATGATACCTACGCATATGAAGATTTTATATCAACCGAAGAGCAAAATATTTTATTAAAATGGGTTGATGAAAATGAAAATTTATTTAGGGTAAACCAAACAGGTAGTGATAGTATCGGTGCACCATATGGTTCAAGAAAAATGTGTATATTACAAGATACACCAAACGCACCTATTGAATTAGTTAAAAAAATAAAAGATAGAATTATTGATTTGGAGAATATTGAAGATTGGGTATTGGATCCAAACTTTAAAGATGCAATTGGTATAAATAAAGAAAAAGGGTCGATACATACGCACTCTGACCCAAATATAGATAATCATACTCACGTAAGATATAATGTTATATTATCGTATCCAATTGAAGGCGGACATTCTGTTTATAATGGTAAAGTTAATATACTAAAAGAAAAAATGGTATGGCGATGTGTTGCAGGTAGAGTAAAACATGGTAGTACACCTGTTGTTGGTGATAAGCCAAGAATAACATTAACTCTTGGGTTTCAAATAAAAGATGAAGGTAAAAAAACGAAAAGTTTAATATGATTCAATACGAATTAAATAAAATACACTACAAAGAAGAACCCGATTTACACATAATTCAGATATACAATAAAAATTGGTTGGAAAGTTATAAAGATACTATTCAACTTTTGATAAATTACTTTAATGAAGAATATGAGTGGGATAAAATGTTTAATTTAAATGATGCACTCAATAGAATACATGAGGGACATACTCTTTTTTTATTATATTCAAATCGTAGAGCAATAGGTTATGTTTGGTTTAAGGAACTTGATAAAACTAATTGTTTTGGTTACAATTTATATGTTACAAAAAAAGTAGATAGACCAAAATATGCGGCAAGATGGTTCTACAACAAAGTATCAGGTATAATGCTACAAAATTATAAAAGAATACAAGTAGAGATAGAAGATTGGAACAACGTAGTAATTGAAATAGTTAGTAGTATAGGTTATACTAAAATTTTAAATTAAAATAATATGATTATAGTACCAGAAACCCCAATAACGGAGGCTAGTTTTGAAAAATGGAAATCGCATAGAATAGATGTATCAGATGATGGTGAAACCTATTTTTATTATATAATTCCACTAATTGATGTTGGTGAAGAAGAATTGTTAGACATAGAATCTGTACCTGCATTATTTAGTTCAGAATCGGATGAATTTGTTGATGAAAATGGAAATATCATATTTACTATGAGATTATTTGATGAAGATTTGCCAGAAATAACAACCGAAGAAGAAGTTGAGATTTTGTATAATATATTAACTAAAAAAGATTTAGTATTTCAGAATTAATTTCTATTCAAAATGCGAATATTAATAATAGCACAACCAAGAACAGGCAGTACCGTATTTGCAAACTGGTTGAGTAAAGAACTCAATTATAAATGGATAAATGAACCATTTAATATGTATAATCCATCAAAAATGGTGGATTTTTTAAATACCGATAACGTAGTAGCAAAATTGATATTTGAAAAAAATAAAGGTGAATGGTTTTATAGTAAAAGTATACAAACTATCGATGATTTGCTATCTTTAAATTGGGATTTTGTTTTTATATTAACAAGGGATGATATATCAGAACAAGCAATAAGTAAAGCGTGGGCAGATGTTAATGATATTTGGGGCCCCACAAAATATAAAATAAATGATGATTGGTTAATAAAAAATGATAAATTAATTCAAAAAAGAAAAAAAGAATTTCAGAAAGATAAAGATGTGGTTAAATCGATAAAAGGTTATCAAATAACTTATGAACAAATATACCATACAAATACCATTTTAACGGATTTGAAAAATATACTAAATATTGAAAATTTTAATTATGTAGATTATCTATCAAATGAAAACAGATATAGAAAGCCGGCGGATTATATAGGTGAAGATTTATTTGATAAACCGAAAAAAAAACCGTATATTAGTATAATATAAAATTAAACTCTAAACTTAAAATTATGAAACAAAAAACAGAAGCAGAATTAAAAGCAAATTACGAAAAATTCATTCAAATTCTTAAAAAATATTTCAAAGGAGAACGATTGGAGAAATTACTCCATATGTATTCTGAAAATGAATTGGGGATAAATCTCACAATATCACCAGCATCAGGTTCCATTTATTATCATAATGCATATGTTGGTGGTTATATTGACCACATATTCAATGTAACAAAGAATGCCCTTCGAATGAAGGCTCTATTTGAAGAAGCCGGTGGAAAAATAGATTTTACCGATGAAGAGTTAGTATTTAGTTGTCTACATCACGATTTGGGTAAGTTGGGTATTCCAGGTCAAATGCACTATATTCCAACGGATAATGATTGGGAAAAGAAAAAGGGACATGTGTTTAAAAGAAATGAAGAGATTTCTTATATGTCTTTAACCGATAGAACCTTTTATAGTTTGAATCATTATGGTATTCAGTATAATGAGAATGAATATTTTGCTATTAAACTTACCGATGGAATGTATGATGAGGATAACCAAAAGTATTTAGCAGGGCATGATATTAAAAAGCAATTGAGGGGTAAATTACAATTCATCATGCATTGGGCGGATCACATGTCTACCGTTATCGAAAGACAAGATGTCAAATCTTAATGACATACTTTCCGATTTGTAACAAAGTTAGGGTAAAATTATCAGTTTTTTGTAACAAAGTTAGGGTTGGTATCAGATTTGTATATTAGTAATATATTGTTTAACTAAAAAAATTAAAAACTATGTATTACACAAATTTTGACAAATTATTTAATTCGTTATTTGATGACAACAACACAGCGACTTGGAAAAACTATTCTACAACCTTTGTACCTTCAAAGTTTGCAGTTGATATTATTGATGATAAGGCAGAAATTGCTTTATCGGTTTTAGGACATGATCCTAAAAATATAGAAATCAATTGTTATGAAGATAAGATTGAAGTAAAAGCAAAAAAAGGTGAAGAAGAATCCGTTTACAACCAATTGGTAGGTAATATCAATGAAACGATTTCTTTAGGTAAAGATTTAGATGGTAGAAATTCTAAAGCAGAAATTAAAAATGGTATTCTTTCCATTACAGTTGAACGTAAAGAAGAATCAAAACCAAAAAAGTTAACTTTAAAGGTTAGTTAACTCTTTATTTTTTTCGATATTTAAGTATAATTTTTAAAATTGTTATGAAAAGAACAACTGATAAAGCCAACTTTGCAATCGGATCTTTAGATACTATGTGAAGTAGAACTATCAGTTTT